TCCAATTGCGGCAATATGTATTGGTATAATATTTTTTGTATTAGTTCGAGTTTCACATATGTCTTCAACAACAATTGTGAAACCTTGAATTATTTTATTTTAAACTCCATAATTGTATATATCTTACTGTCATCATATTTTTCAAAGTATTGAAAATACGGATAATTTTCAAATGAGCAATCAACTGCGTCAAAACCATATTTCTGATAATAGGAGACTACTTCATCTAGTGAACTTAATACAATCTTAACTTTTTTGGTTGAGTTACGAGTCTCTTCTTTCACCTTTTCTACAAATTTGTTTAGCAGTTTTGTTGCGTAACCTTGGCCTCTAAATTCTTTATCCGTGCTTATAACCATAATATAATACATAATCGTGTCGCTGTTTTTTTTATTTTGTTTTGAATAAATCATACACGATGGGCAAGAACGGATAACAAATTTATCTTCTGTGCAGTAAAACGCTGTCCTATTACTTTCATAATTTAACAAGTTTTGAATATAATCTATACTAATTGAGCCATAGTTGAAATAGGTAAATATCATTTCTACATCATTTTTAAACTCTTCTAGCTTATCCATGATTTCATCCACGGGAGTTTCGTCCACAATTGTATTTTTAATATCTTCTGAAAAGAATATCATTTTATTTAATTTTATATAACATGATATAAGCTTTACTTTTATTTCATTTTTTTTATTTTACGCCTCTTGGTTTCCGATTAATTTTTCGACTAATTTTCTGTTTTGTTTTCTTATTTCGTTTTGTTTTCTTATTTCGTTTTGTTTTCCGGTTAATTTTTGATTTAGTTTTCTTTTGAGTTTTTCTATTTCCTTTGGATTTAATACCAAGACCTAAATTATTGTTATCATGTAATTCAACAATTTTTTTCAAATTAGCAATAGATAACGATGAAACATCCGGACTAAATTTTTTGGTTAAAATATTACAAGCACCATTTGTCATTTGTTCTCTTAATTCTTCATCGGCAATACTATAAACATAACTTGATAACATTTTTTGAAAAATGCGACATTCTACAAGAATAATATCATCTTTTAATTCCATTTTTGCTGAATAATCGTCATATTTTTTATATTCAAGCCAATCATGGTATAATATCTCATCATCATCATCTATATTACGGTCATCATCAATTGGTTCTTCAAAAAAATCAAAATAACTTACTAATGAATACAATGGGTCGCCGTAATTTTTATTTGACTTTTCTAATGTATTAGATATAGAAAAAGCACCTTTTCTTATTTTAATTTCAGCAGAACTGATTTGTTTTAGTATGTCTGGTTGAAACACAATTCTTTTTATAATGCTAATCGCAACCGAATTGTCAACATTTAACGTCCTTTCTATTATCTTTTTTAAAGCACTGTATAAAACATAGTTGCTATGTCTACAATTTAAAAACAATAAATTCTTTAAATACTTGGGTTGTTTTGCCGCACTTTTAAATTCATAATAAATTCTAATTTTTAATAGAATCAGAGACAAATAGTTTTTAATCATTTGCGCATTTGTGCCTGTATCTAATTTGTATTCAGAATCACTCTTATTGTAGTTATCAATCAATTCATCTACGCATAATTTTATATCTAATAAAATGGCTAATTTGGAATTAATATATGTACTGAAAAATGGTATAGATTTTAATGTATCTGTTAGTAGCGCTGTCATTACTTCCATAATATGTTCGCATTTTGATGAAAATGTCATTTGGAAAACAGAACAAGCGTCATCAATTGTAAAAGGACTATCATACATTTGGGTTAACAAATAATATAAATTGGTGTTTGGTTTATGATATAAGACGCGTGTTTTCGGTTTGGCAATAATTAATTCTGAATTTTCACCTTGTTCATCTTTATATTTAATAATAAAATTACCATAAATTGGCTCTAAATCAGACAAATGACGCAGTAGATTTTTAATCATATTTAAAAAAGTACTAATTATAATATTATTGCCTTGGGTTGGTTTATAATATGTGAATACCCATTCTACTGTTGAATGCGTTGCACAATCCGTACTAGTATCTTTAAATAAAAAATTAATTTCATAATCCTGATTGTTTTCTGTGTCTCTGAATAAATATAAATTGTTTTTTTCGTCACGATGGTCACTGGTATCTTCAGAAGTGTAATAGCAAACGGACGTCAATTCTCTTATAAAGGGGGACAATGCTATGTCATTTGTAATATAAAATGAGCTATTTGGATCAATCTGATTATTATCATCGTATATTTTGTCTTCCACCATTTCTTCCAAACGTGCTATAATTTCATCATCTATATCTTCTGGGTTTTCCTCAAACTTTTTAAACTCTAAAATATCTTGGGGAAATGTATCAGAATTAAATAATACTATTTTGTTAGGCTTACTTGCTTTTAATGATTGACTTATTTTTGAAGAATGACTTAATTTTAATGATTGACTTAATTTTGGAGAGCTTTTTTCGTCAAATAAATTACCTCCTTTTGTTTCCAAGTTTGTATCTGAATCTGAATCTGAATCTGAATTTGTATCTGAATCTGATTCTGAATTTGTATCTGAATCTGATTTTGATTTTGATTCTGATTTTGGTTTTGATTCTGATTTTGATTCAGATTTTGATTCAGATTTTGATTCAGATTTTGATTCAGATTTTGATTTTGATTCAGATTTTGATTTTGATTCTGAGTAAGAGTTTGAATTACCATTTTCAGTCTGAGTTAATTTCATTAAAATACCACATTCAACTTCGTAACCAATGCTTAATATATGCTTTAAACTACTTACATTATTAATATCACCTCCATAATTAATTGACATAATATATATATTTATTTTTATTATTTATTTATTATTTATTTATTTATAGTTATAATTTAGTATGAGTTATAACTATAAAAATTATGAAAAAATAAATATTATTTTATTGGCTATTTTATTTACTAGTTTATTGGGTTTGATATTGTATTTTGATTTGTTTTCTTTAAAAGAAGGGTTTACAAGTGAATCTAGTTTTGTACCATGGTCAAACGATGTGGTTAAGAGATTCAATATTTATCAGGCTACTGTGGGTGAAAATAATTATCAATATAATATGCTTATTTTACAACAGCAGGCATCAGAGGCAGAAGCCAAAGAATTATTGGAATCTGGTTATTGGTCATGGTCAGACAAAGTAAAAAAACAATATATGGATGCTATTTCTCAAAGCCCTTTAATAAAAATAGACACTGAGGCAGCGTTAGATTACGCAATGAAAATATACAATGAAAACGCTATTAAAGAAGTTCTTGCCTTTAATGCCAAAGAAGGTAAATTTCTGTTATATGGAATAAAAACAGGACCAAATGACTTTGATACAATTAAATGTTCTAGTGACCTTAGTAACTCTGTTTTACAAAAAAATGTCTTTGACAGCTATAATTTGTGGAATGGTTATAAAAACACTAAAACTACCACAATAAAAAATGAGGACATACCTTCTGAAGTAAGTGGATTTAGTTTTGTTAATGGACCTTGTAACCCTTGTGTAGCAATAAATGAATATCCCGATTATAGTTGCCCATTTAAAATCAATATTAATGATGGAACTAGTAATAAAACTACCTCTATCTGGTCTGACTTATGGCAGCTATAAAGATATTATTTTTACTATTTTTACTATTTTTACTATTTATTCATCATCATCATCATCAATTGGTGTACTACTTACTCCTCGCATAAATTTGACTTGACTGTATGTAGCATATGGGGATGCTAATTTATTTTTTTGGGAATTAGTACTTATGTTTAATTTTATTAACATTTTATTATATTCTTCATCTTCTTTATTTTTGTCTTCTTTATCTTCATCTTCTTTACCTTTGTCTTCTTTACCTTTGTCTTCGTATTCTTTATCTTCGTATGGATATTCATTTTGACTATAATCATCTATATTATAAGATGCTCTAGTAAATGGAATATTATTATTATTATTATTATTATTATTATCTTCAAAATCTGGGTTACAAGTATAAGTCTCTTGTCTACCTTGTGAATCCAAACGAGTATTAATAAGAATTTCCGCATTGTTTTTATCAATACTATCAATTGCCACAGTTAAATCTTTACACAGTCTTATGTAAAATATATCAGTTTGTAATTGTTTTTCTTCCATATAATACATTAATTTAAGAGCTAATATTTTTAATGCTTGTTTAATGTCTTTTTTTTTATTTTCTCTGTCTAATATTTCATGTTTTTCCTTCTCTTCTTCTGCCTTTATTTGTTTAATAATATCAATAATGAAAGGGTCTAGCGATTGCTCAGGAGCATGAACGTCAATATCATACAACAATTGCCTTTTTCTATTGTTAAAAATGTGGGATTTTGATATATATTTTTTTTCCTTAGAGAATTCTAAGGCAGAATGTAATAACTCTAATACATCTTGACGATGTTTATATTTAATTACATCATCTGAAAAAGTATATTCGGAAATTGAATGTGTCCCTTGAATATTATTTGTTGTCCAAACCATATTAACTTTAATATTATTAGTAAATGAACTTCGAATATGATATGTCTTTCTTTGTTCTGACGCAATACTATCCACATGCAATGTGTTTTTCCATTGACTTGTTATAAAATTATATATTTCGGCATTTTCTACAGTAATAGTTAAATCTGCTATTGTCTGGTAAAGAATTGCGTGTATTATTTCTGCTACATATAGACCAATTGTTTCTGCCTCATTAATATGCTTAAAAATACTTGAATTGCCTGACGAAATTATTTGTAGCGCATTTGCGTTATAATTTACACCAATACCTAGAATAATATTCTTTGCTGTTTTAGGCATAAATGTTCTTAAAATTTCAGGTGCAATTATACCCTCAGTAGAATCGCCATCAGTTATCAAAATATGTACTTTTTTTGATATTTTTTTTGTATCTGTTTGTTCCTTTGTATCTGAATCAAGTAATTGTGTTGCGGTTTTCAATGCCAGTTCTATATTTGTTGAAGCTAGAGGTTGTAATTTAGTTATTTTGGGAAATATATCGTTAGTCAAATCATGGTCTTTTAAATCACTGACGTCTAATATTTTGTGAATACTACTTTCAAAACCATTGATTATTACAGATATTTTTAGGTATTTGAAGTCATTATACAATGTTGTTAATAAATTAGTTATTGTAGCCTTGGCATGATGTATTTTTGTATTACCATCTTTACATTGTTCAATCATAGACCCCGATATGTCTATGTTAAAATATAATTCTAAATGTTCAATCAAAGAATGGCTAATTTGTTTAGACATAATTTCTAGTATTCCGAAATGGGATTCTTGATTTTCTTTATTTATAAAAGCAAGTTTAGCGCTTTGTAAATAATTATATTGAAATGACGACATGTTTCTTCTATAGTAATACTTGTATTCTTTATACTTTTTTCATAATTCATTTTTGGTTTATTTTAAATAAAGAAATTAACAAAATAAGTATTTAAACCTATAATTACAATAAAATATATAATGGAGTCTAATTCTACTACTCAAATACCTTCTGCCACTGGCGAGAAAAAACAGACGCGTCTTGTTGATGTACCTATTAATAATCAAAATGAGGCATTACAGCTCATTGTCACATTTTTGAACTTGGCGCAAAAGAGAGGCGCTTTTACTTTGGATGAGTCGGCAAAGTTGTGGGAGTGTGTAAAGCATTTCCAGTAAATTTCGCGATGTGTTTTATTACAAACAATATTATATAAATTATTTGTAATATAATGTCTGTTATCCATCATTTTATACATTTATATTTCTTTACAGAATTTGAAATATTTTTTTATATTTACTACATTTTGCCTTATGAGAAGCAACTTGTTTACAATATGTTTTCTAGAGATAGCATTTTGTCAAGCCTTAAAGATGAAAATGGAAATGGAGATGACAATTTTATTAATTTATTGGATTCTTTTACTGTAAACAACTACGATAAACAATGCGACTCAGAGCAAGACCGGATTGACGCAAATCATAATAAATTGTGGACATATTGCTTAATTTACATTATTGTTATGAATGTATTATTGTTTTTATTCTTTATAAAAGATGTTATAATGTGTTATCGTGAATATAATCCTAAATTCAGTTTATCATCTTTAAATTCGATAACTTCTCTTTCTTCAATAACTTCGCTATCTTCTCCAACATTTTGTAATCAGACAACAAAATACAAGAAGAGTGATTTTGATATCGAAATGATTGATTTGGAAGCGGCTGAAAAGAGGAATGTAACAAATTCTAATAACAATGTTTCTTACAATTCTTTCTGTATTTATTACTGGCACAAATCAGAGTTTTTTTTAGCAACATGTAAGACAGTACAATTTATAATTTTGATTGGTATTTTTGAATATCTGTTTTTTAGCACTATTGTAAATAAATATAAGGTTGTTAGTGCGAAACTATTGCTATGTAAGTTGATACATGGATAAAACTTATTTTAGTAAGTCTAATAATCTATTTTTATCAATATTTTCATAGTCAAACATATAAGGTTGCAGCCATAAACTTTTTTTATGAAGAACATCGTTTACTTTAACACTTAACCAAAAATTATTATTTGTCTTATTATTACCAATAATACTTTTTTTTACAAGTATATCTTCAGGAATAACAAAAAATGTCTTTTTGTCGTCACAATTTAACCAATAAAAGTCATTGTCGCCAATATCGTATTGTATCTGATTTTTTTTACCATTTATTTGTCCATTATTTTTACATATATCAAACCGGTATCTGTTAGTTTTATCGCATTTTTTTGTAACCTTTTCTTGGATTTTAAAATTACCTATTTTAAAATCATAAACAGTGCCTTCCATACCACCATA